TCTGACGAGTTGCCTGAACTCCGTAAGGAGTTGGATCGTGACTTTGTGCGATTCTGCTCCGCCATCGAAAACCATGGTCTACGTTTTGCAACGATAGATATGGTTGATGCAGGTAAACACTTTGATAAGTGTCTATCTACATCACGCCTAACTCCCTTCTTACTGCCTCATATGAGGCCGTATAAGAGAGATTCGGTAATCCCCAGACTATTCCGGGGGCTACTGAAACGCGTATTCGATGATAGCGGTTGCTTAACACCGACGTGTGATCACATTTCGATTAGAGCTCTTAGGCAGCTGTACTACGCTGTCAAGAAACTCAAACTGGAGTGTGAAGATGCCCGAACGTTTGAAACCGTCCGAGATTTCTTTCACGTCGATTCCCTTGTGGAACCCCCTACTTTGGATTGGGGTGACAATCCTTTCGATCATAATGTTGTGCGTCATCTATCTTTTATCGATAGTTGGCTCACACGCGATGAACGAAGTGTTGTCGTGCCTAAATCCCAGTGCGGGCAACCTTTAAGGGTGCCAGTTGGGCTACTAAAAGACTTACAGTTTGTAAGTGATATAGTAGCTAGTTCTCTCGGGTCTTTTGATCCGAAAGACTGGCGTGCTAAGCATGGGCCTGGTGCTGTTTCGGATCGATATGAGGAGTCAAAGTATGACTTCCCATACTGGCCGAAGAAGCTCGAAAGTGTCTTCCCCCTTGCTGATTTTGCTTTCGCAAACTTTGGCTTGTGGGCTGACACCGTAAGTACTCAGGAATCTGCCGGAAGGTTTTCTGAACAAGAACCTCCTAGCAATTTGATTGCTGTACCAAAGACGCTGAAGGCTCCGCGGCTGATTGCTTCGGAACCTACAGCTCATCAATGGTGTCAGCAAATCATAAAAGATTTCCTGTATACTTCCATCAAACACTCTCCTTTGAAGCGTTCTATTCATTTTGATGATCAGAACGTGAATAAGAGAGCTGCGATGCGAGCGTCCATAGATCAGAAGCATTGGACTATTGATTTGTCTGAGGCTTCTGATAGAGTGTCATGTCACGTTGTTGAACGTATGTTTCGTAGCAATCCAATGCTACTAGACGCGTTCCGCAGTGTCAGGACACAGTACATATCTAACAAAATATGTGCTAAACAACCTCGCCTTCACAGGCTAAGGAAGTTTTCTACTATGGGTTCAGCACTTACCTTTCCAATTCAATCAATTGTCTTTGCGAATATTGTTGTTGCTTGCTTGATGTTTTCTCGCAAGCAGCGCCGTACCGCAAGGAACGTTGAAGAATTGGCTAGGGAGGTTCTCGTCTTTGGTGATGACTTAGTCGTCCCCAATGACGTTGGGCACCTTGTTTTGGGAACTCTCAGTTACCTTGGTTTCAAGGTTAACCGATCGAAGACTTTCGGCGTTGGAAAATTCCGAGAGTCTTGCGGTGGTGAGTATTTTGACGGTCACGATGTGACCCCAACTTACGCACTAACTGTCCCAAATAGGCGGCGACCTGAGTCTATAATCTCATGCGTTGCGACCCATAACAATTTCGTTCGAAATTGCTATGCTCGTACAGCGCAAATGATTAAACAGACAGTATTGGAGGAGGTTCGAATTGATCTTCCTACAATGCCGATAGGCTCAGGAATACTTTGTTGGGAGTCTTACGAAGGTCGGTCTCTATTAGGCCTTAAGACAAGGCTGAATAAGCACCTCTTCGTTTTGGAGGC